GAAATAATTTAATTAATAAATAATCTTTCCATATATTAATATCAATATTATTAAATAAATTATTTAAAAATTCAAAATATAAGGGCTCCGATACTATTACATATGGAACTTTATTCACATCTATATTTAAATTATTAAATTGAGTTTGCCAATCTATTGATGATAATAAATTAGTTAATTCATTTAAATTATATGGGTTATATAATTTTTTAGTATCACGTCTTTCAGTTCGTGATAAACAATGTTTCTTAGTTTATCATCGTTCATATCCAATGCCTTATCCGTTATCCAGATAACACGTTGGCTTAAACGAGCCTGACCTAAAACTTCTTTTTTCTTAGAAGTTCCAATTCTTACTTCAACTCTTGGCAAAGTAGGAATTGTTTTTTTAACTTCATAAATGAACTGCATCACTCTACGTCTTAAAGCATAGACTTCTGCATTCATATCAAAGTTAGTAATGTCTTTAGTCTTTGTTCTCATACCGTCCTTTTGTTGTTAGTTTATTTTGACCGCTGGGCTGTGTACCAGTCTAGAAGCTTCTCTATCTAACACCCCGCCCTGCGTTAGTTTAAATAGTATTTGCTTTTTTAAACTTACATTAAATATAATATAAGATAATAATTATTTCAACTGTTATTCTTGCATAACAGCTATGCAAGAATTGCAGGGCTCAACATCAACTACCAAGCGAGTTCCGCCTGGACTGCAACTGTTCCGTGTAACCTGAGCCGTGCAACTTTTGCGGGAATTTAAAACCTATTAAGTTTTTTTCTGACCCCCCACCCCCTAAAATGTACCCTGTACTTTATAGGTTAAGTATATATAGTCTGTTTTACTCATACAGTTATCAGCCAAAAGCTGCGGTGTTTATTATGCCAGATGATAGAAAAAATATAGATGCTAAGAAGGTTGCAAGTATTATTAGCAATCTAAGAAAGATCGATCCTGAAAAAGCAGATCATGTCTATAACGTTTATAAAAATTTATTATTCAAAACAAAATCAAAACTAGCGCGTGAAAAATTTCTAGACTTTGTAAGAGCTGTATGGCCCGAGTTCATTTCTGGATATCATCATAAAGAAATTGCAAAAAAATTTGAATTAGTTGCTCAAGGTAAATTGAAACGTTTAATTGTTAATATGCCACCAAGACATACTAAATCTGAATTTGCTTCCTATTTATTTCCAGCATGGATGATTGGGCGTAATCCTAAGTTAAAAATTATTCAAACAACCCACACAGCGGAACTATCCTATCGTTTTGGTAGAAAGGTTAGAAACTTAATTGATACTGCTGATTATCAAAAAATATTTCCTGACATAACCCTAGCACAAGATTCAAAAGCATCAGGTCGCTGGGAAACAAATAAAGCTGGGGAATACTTTGGAGCAGGTACCGGAGGAGCTATTACAGGACGAGGTGCTGATTTATTAATTATTGATGACCCGCATTCAGAACAAGATGCTAATTCAAGTACGGCATTTGATAATGCATATGAATGGTATACTTCTGGCCCTAGGCAGCGTTTACAACCTGGAGGAGCTATTGTGGTTGTTATGACTAGATGGAGTACAAAGGATCTAACAGGTAAGTTAGTTAAAGCTCAAGCTGAAGATGTTAAATCAGATAAGTGGGAAGTTATTAATTTTCCAGCTGTCTTTGAATCCGGTAAACCTTGTTGGCCAGAATATTGGAATATAGACGAACTTGAAAAAGTAAAAGCTTCTTTAAGCGTTGGTAAATGGAATGCACAATGGCAGCAAGATCCAACAGCCGTAGAGTCTGCAATTATCAAACCAGAATGGTGGAGAGTTTGGGATAAAAATTATATGCCAAGTGTAGAACATATTATCCAAAGTTACGACACCGCTTACACTAAAAAAGAAACATCGGATTATTCTGCTATTACAACATGGGGAGTTTTCTATTTACCAGATTCACCCAATGGTCATTTAATATTAATGGATGCTGAAAAAGGTAGATGGGAGTTTCCAGAACTTAAACGAGTAGCAATTGAGAAATATAAAAAATATAATCCTGATACAGTTATCATAGAAGCCAAAGCCTCGGGATTACCACTTACACACGAACTTAGACAACTTGGAATACCTATTGTCAATTATACACCTAGCAGGGGAAATGATAAACATGCACGAGTAAACGCAGTATCACCTTTGTTTGAAGGAGGTATGATCTGGGCACCGATGAGCCATGCAGCACAAGAAGTGGTCGATGAGTGTGCAGCCTTTCCAAATGGAGATCATGATGACTATGTGGATTCCACAGTGCAAGCAGTATTAAGATATAGACAAGCAAACTTTATTAGGTTAAAAGATGACTACGAAGATGAGAAAAAAGAAAAACCAAGAAGGGTATACTACTAATGAAAAAGTTATCACACTCTGAACAAAGAAAAATTTTAGAGCAGAAAATAAAAGATCTAGAACAACATGTTCTACATTTAGAAGAAAGATTAGATGATGCTAATTTATCTTTTGAAATGATTGGCATGGAGAAATTAAAATTTAAAAGATGGAAGAATGATTAACGGCGATAGTCAAGAATACGACCTGTTGCAAGAAGCATGCGACATGAAGCAAGTTGATCCGCATCAAGATTCAATCATCACTGTTGAGATTGGGGTGAGAGAAGGATTAGGTTCTAAAATAATTTTAGATACTTACAAAGATGTAGCAAAGCCTCATTATCATTTTGGTATAGATCCTTATGGTAATTTAAACTATGCACACTATGATAATAATCTTGCCTATACTGCAGATTACACAAATCAAATGCGAGACACCTTATTAAAAGATTTAAGTTATTATCCTAATTTTAAATTTTTTAACCTAACAGATAAAGAATTCATGAAGCGATATTATGATGGAGTTCCAGTCTATGATAATTCTAAAGAAACAATTTATAATGTTTATGATTTAGTTCATTTTGATGGCCCACATAAAACTAAAGAAGTTTTAGAAGAAGCTATCTTTTTTGCAAATCGTTCTTCATCTACAGCAGTATTTGTTTTTGATGATCATAAAACTTACGACATGAATTTAATCGGTAGAGTATTAAACTATTATAATTTTAAAGAAGTAAAGAAAGGGGAACATAAAACAATTTATGAAAAGAAAATATAAAGCAGGATCTAGTATAACCGTTATTCCAAACTATATGCAGTATTGGATTGAATCTAAACCATGGGGACAGGAGATTAGAATTGTAAATGACAATGATGAAGTCATGGTAATTGAATGTAGATGGGCAGAGTATAGAAGACCTCGTGATGTGCAAGATTTAAATAGATTGTCTTGAAAAACAAAGCTATTAAGTATAAGGATACTCCATGAGAAAAACAACTAGAAAAACACCTAAAAAGTATGTAGACTCAAAGGCTGCTCAAAAGCGAAGAGCTCCGGCTGCAATTAAAGGATTTAAATTTAAAGGAATATTCTAATGGCAATAGAAAAAGATTTACCACCCGTACAAGGAAATGTTGAGGCAACTGATGTAGAGCTGCCTAGTGGCATTGCACAAGAACCCGGGGTTGAGATTACTGAAGATGAAGAAGGTGTTGAAATTAATTTTGAACCAGGAAAAGAAATAGATACTGAGTTCAATGAAAACATTGCAGAGAAAATGGATGAAAGAGATTTATCTTCTTTATCCTCAGAACTAATTACAGAATTTAAAGATGACAAAGATTCAAGAAAAGATTGGGAAACAACTTACACACAAGGACTAGATCTTTTAGGATTTAAGTACGAACAAAGAGATCAACCTTTCCGTGACGCAAGTGGCGTGACCCATCCTTTACTAGCAGAATCCGTTACTCAATTTCAAGCACAAGCTTACAAAGAACTGATGCCAAGTGCTGGCCCAGTCAATGTACAAATTGTAGGTAAAGAAACTCCAGAAGTATACGAGCAATCTATTCGTGTTAAAAATTTCATGAATTATCAGATCATAGATGTTATGGAAGATTATACTCCAGACATGGATCAGATGTTATTTTATTTACCGCTATCAGGATCTACATTTAAAAAAGTTTACTATGATGAAGGATTAGAAAGAGCCGTATCAAAATTTATTCCAGCAGAAGATTTAGTTGTTCCTTACACAGCAACAGATTTAGAAACATGTGAAAGAGTTACACATGTTGTTAAAATGTCTTCTAATGAATTTAGAAAAAAACAAGTAGCAGGTTTTTATAGAGACGTAGAAATTAATCCATCTACAACAAACATTGAAGATCAAGTTAAAGAAAAAGTAAGTGACATAGAAGGAGTTAAAAAAGTTGGAGGAGACTCTGATGAAGTTACTCTATATGAAATGCATACATTATTAGATCTAGAAGGATTTGGTGACAAGGATGAAGATGGAGAAGAGACAGGAATTAAAGTTCCTTATATTGTAACTATAGAAGAAAGTAGTGGAGAGATTTTATCTATCTATAGAAACTATAGCGAAGATGATCCTTTTAAAAAGAAAAGACAATATTTTGTTCATTATAAATTTTTACCAGGTTTAGGTTTTTATGGATTTGGTTTAATTCATATGATTGGTGGATTGTCACGTACAGCCACTTCTGTGCTTAGACAATTACTAGATGCAGGAACTCTAGCAAATTTACCAGCAGGGTTTAAATCTAGAGGACTAAGAGTTAGAGATGATGCTGAACCAATTCAGCCAGGTGAGTTT